GTTCAGGAGTGAGCCTAGCACAAATATTCCCATGTATAAAGCTATTAGTGTAAACATTCCTCCTAATATGCCGCCTAGTATGCTCATGTTATGCCGCCTCTCTCATTGGAATTATATTGGTGTTGACAATAAATACGCTAGTAGTCGGAATGACGCCCTTGCCTTTAGCTACCTTATACTTTAGACCTATCACGCAATTAGCATGCGCTAGGTTTTCTATGTCGCTAGCGTCCCCGTTTACTACAGGTTTGCCCATAAATGTGTCAGGCATAGGGCCATAGAAAACTACGCTCATAGGGACGCTAGTCTTTAGCGCCATTGCTACCTGCGCTTGATATGCTGTTGCACGACTATAGCTGAACATAAGCTGGTAATTTGCTGGTGTACGGTCAAGACGCTTAGCTATCTTGGTGTAGTCAAAGAAATTGATGTTAGGAAACAATTGTGGTATAGCTCCGTTCTGCTCTAGTTCCCACCTAATATCTGATATAACATTTAAACGTATGTAACACTCTACACCTTGCTTAGCACATAACCGCTCAAATAGCTCAATTTCACGTACAAGCTGGGCTATGAACTGCTCTCTTGAATTCATATAGAAATCAGTCTTAGCCTGTCGTGCTAGCTCTACGTTGGTAAAGCCCCCACGACCTGATGATACTAGACAAGGTGCTGCGCACTCCGCAACGTTACGCATAGCACATATGGTATCGTTAGGGTATAAGCTTAGACCTGCTACCCTGATTTTTACGTCCTTATTATTCTTACTTAGCTTTGTGTTGCCGCCGTTAGTATCTAATAGTTTCATGCGCTTGCGCTCCGTTGGTTGTTATTGCTTTACTCTATGCCTCTATAGTATACAAAGGCATATGATAAGTCAACAGTTATTATGCCGCTTGTGGTAGATAGTCTGCATTTATACGACATAGATAGTTTCGGTTGCCGTTCATAGCTCGAAATACAAAAGCATCATCGCGCATGATATCGACCACCTCATAGCCCCCATTACGTTTGGTTATTTCTAGATCTTCATCGGTGCGTAGCATCTTTAGTATCTGCTGAACCGCTGGCTTAGTTAAGATTCGTGTATATGTGTTCATAGTGGCACCTCAATTATATCTTTAGTTATGTTACTTGTGATACCTACTAGCTTTAAATCTGACTGCATGGCATAGGCTTCATTATATGTGGTGTACATACGCTCAAAGGCAATGCCATTGCTATTGTCGTGCTCTTTGATTATTACCCAGTATGATATAATGCTCATAATGCTAGTACTCCTGTTACGTGGGCTAAATGGGCTAGGCTAATTGCCATGCCTGCTAGTAGTGTAAGTTATCCTAATGCTTTCATGCTGCATTCTCCAGCGTCCATTTAGATATATCGGCCTTGATAGACTTGATACATGATACACAAGAGCGCATAGCAGACAAAGCAGTGAATTGACGCATCATATCTTCATACTGCTCATTAGTGCTGCCGTCGTAGTCGCCTCGCAAGCATTTAGATACTGCCCAATACTTTGCTTGTGCTTCTGCAAACTCACCTTGAATGCGTACCATATTGGCTTGTGCTTCTTCTATCAAGTGATCGTTGATGTTCATGCTCTATTCTCCTAGTGATCTAGTGAGGGCCTATGCTGCGCCCTGAACTGCAAACTACACGACTATAATAGCATAGCCGTAATATAAGTACACACATGACTAGCTAGTCACATTATATATAATAGTTGACACATCATAAGCAAACGTGTTACTCGCACGGGCGCGCATAATAGAAAGGTGCTTCATATACAGTAGTACTCAAACATTGTCAAGTGTCGTGACTAAACAATAGGGCTCAGTCACAATAGTTTACTTGTGATCACTTGTATGCTAGTGCAGCTATAGATTCTAGTGTAGCTATAGGCACCCACTTCGGCACACACTTGTATACTTCTGTCAACCCCCGTGACTATTGTGTCCTTGAGAGTCACAAGTGTTGACACAAGGGCCTTGCGTATGCTAGAGAATCGAATGGGGACGGGGCCGTGGGGCTACTTCTGTATAACTAAGGCTCCCGCTGGCACATAAGAAAGAGTGGTTTTGCTTTTGTTTACTGACGCTACAAATGAAAGAAAAGTCAACATAAGAATCAAGTGGAAAACCGAAGCAAACCCTTGGTATACCTGGGGATGCGAATGATTCCTATTTAGCTTTAAGGGACTCTTATGTACACCTAAGTATTCTAAGGAATCTTAAGATAAAGGTTGACATCTGTCTCTAAATATGTTATAATATACCTAAGTACTTAAGCAGCTTTAAGAGATCTTTAAGTTATTACTTTATGAATTATTAAAGAATATCCTAAACGTCTCTTTAGCTCTCTTAAGAGTCTTAAGTATACTTAAGGCGTGAATACTCAATCTCATTAAAGAGGTAATTGATTTGTCAACTAAAGACACTACAGCTAAGGCTCCTAAAAGGGTAGGTCGGCCCCCTAAAGCTGCGTTAAAGAAGCCTAAAGGTATTATAGGTCGTCCCAAAGGTGATGCTACAATCATCAATGAATATAAAGCTAGGATGTTAGCTAGTCCTAAGTCAGCCAAAGTGCTTGACGCTATCTTCGATGCAGCCTTAGACAATGAACATAAGAACCAAGCGTCAGCATGGAAACTTGTGATGGATCGTGTAGCTCCTGTAGCAGCCTTTGAGAAAGAGATCATCAAGGGTGGAGGTAAGAATGCCATCCAGATAAACATTACTGGAATCGGAGCTGAGGTTTCAAGCACTCAAGAGCCTAAGGATCAAGACATTGAAGATGCTTCATATGAGGTCATATAATGAGTGACTTGCAGATTGAACTACTTGAATGGCAGAAGACAGTCTGGGCAGATCCTAACCGCTTCATTGTGGTTGCTGCTGGACGCCGATGTGGTAAGACACGTAAGGCTGCTTGGAAGCTAATCGTAAAAGGCCTAGAAACATCACTACCCAACTCACATATCTTCTATGTTGCCCCTACACAGGGTCAGGCACGAGACATCATGTGGAAGCTCCTCTGTGAGCTAGGTGCTCCTGTAATCAGATCAGCACACATAAACAACATGCAAGTAACCTTAATCAACGGCACTACTATCAGCCTTAAGGGTGCAGACAGACCAGACACTATGCGTGGTGTCAGCTTATATTACTTAGTAATGGATGAGTATGGCGACATGAAGCCTGAGGTATTTGAGGAGGTCTTACGACCAGCCTTAGCTGACCAAAAGGGTGGCTGCTTATTCATTGGTACTCCAAAGGGACGTAACCACTTCTATGATCTATATAAGTATGCTGAGCTAGCTGAAGATCCTCAGTACTCAGCGTATCACTTCACTTCCTACGACAATGAAACTTTAGATCCTAACGAGATCGACTCAGCTAAGAAGTCTATGAGTACCCACGCATTCCAACAGGAGTTCATGGCTAGCTTTAAGAACCAAGGCTCTGAGATGTTCAATGAGGATTGGTTGAAGTTCGGAAGTAAGCCAGTGGGTGACGGTGACTACTATATCGCCATTGACCTTGCAGGCTTCCAAGATGTAAGCAAGAAGAAAGGTAACACATCTCGATTAGACCAATCAGCTATCTCTATAGTGTGGGTCAATGAGGAGGGTTGGTTTGTTGAGGATATCATCTACGGACGATGGACACTTGATGAGACTGCCAATAAGATCTTCTCTGCCGTAGCAACCTACAAGCCACTCTCCATAGGAATAGAGAAAGGCATCTCTAAGCAGGCTGTTATGTCTCCTCTAATGGATAGAATGAAGCAACGTAATACTTACTTCAGAGTAGAGGAGCTTACCCACGGTAACCAGAAGAAGACTGACAGGATCATGTGGGCCCTACAGGGTCGTTTTGAGCATGGTCGTATTACCTTAAACAAAGATAAGAAAGAATGGCGTGAGGTCTTCTTAGACCAATTATTCCAGTTCCCTGACCCTTTAACACACGATGACCTGATTGACTCTTTGGCCTATATAGACCAGCTAGCCAAGGTAACCTACGCAGGTAACTTTGAAGAGTTAGACAACTTTGAAATCTTAGACTCAATTAGCGGATACTAAACTATGAAGACGTACCACGAAGATAACAACGAATCAACAGAACCTATGATCATTGAGCAATCACTTGAGTCATGGGTAATGACCAAGGTTAACGATTGGGGTGACTATTATGAGAACAACTACGCTAAGAAGCATGAGGAATACTATCGCCTCTGGCGTGGCATCTGGAGTGCT